TTGCCGAAGAGGGTGGTGCTGAAATCGGTGTGACCGCAGCGTCCGCTACCGACATCACCTACGATGAACTGGTCGACCTGGTTTACAAGCTGAAGCGTCCCTACCGCAAGAACGCTGCGTTCCTCTGCAACGACCAGACTTTGGCTGTTCTCCGCAAGCTGACTGACAAGAACGGCAGACCTCTTTGGTCTGATTCCATCCAGGAGGGTGAACCCGGCCGTATCCTCGGCTTCAAGGTGTACACCTCTCCTTATTTCCCTGTAATCACCGCTGGTATGCCCGCCATCGCTTTCGGTGACTTCAGCTACTACAACATCGGCGACCGTGGCACTCGCTCCTTCGCTGAACTGAAGGAACTCTTTGCTGGCAACGGCATGGTAGGTTTCCTTGCCAAGGAGCGCGTTGACGGCAAGCTGGTTCTCCCCGAAGCTGTCAAGTTGCTCAAGATGGCAACCGCCTGATAAGCGGAGGTGGCGGTGATGGAAGAACTTCTGACCAAGGTCAAGCAAAACTTAATTCTGGAACACGAGGCTGACGACTCCTTGCTGAAAGGCTACATCACCGCCGCTGTTTCCTACGCGGAAAGCTATCAGCACATTCCTGCCGGTACCTATGGGGAGGCTCCTATGCCTCCCACTACGGAACAGGCGGTGATTATGCTTGCATCCCACTTCTACGAGTCCAGGGACGGCAGTACGGGCGGTTTTTTCGCTGACAATGTCCAAGCCGGACAACAGGTGTGGACAACCGTTAATCTGCTCCTACGGCTCGACAGAGAATGGAAGGTGTGAGTATGAGTTTCGGAAAAATGAACGGCTTTGCTGACATCATCATCACAAAGAGGGTCAAGGACAATGAGGGCTTCACTACCACGGTGGATGAAGTCCTCGCCTCTGTCCGTGTGTACCGGGAAGGTCGCCACGGCAGTCAGCGTTGGGCAAACCTTGCTGCGTTCTCCGAGGCAACTGACCTCTTTCGTTTTCGATGCATCCCCGGCATAGGCATCACCACCGACCACATCATCGTAACAGATGGTGAGCGGTTTGAAGTGACGTCTGTTGAAGATGTCAAAGGGCGTGGTATGTACACCGAGGTGCTTGCCAGAAAGGTGGTGGCTACGAATGGCAAAAGCTGAAATTCAAATGCCGGAGGAGTTCTTGGAAAAGATCTCCCGATTGGGTAAGGAATTCGACTCTGTTGCCGAAAGTGTCCTGGAAGCCGGGGGCGAGGTTGTTCTGGAAAAAGCGAAAGGCAACCTCTCCGGTGTTGTAGGCAGGGGGACCAAGTATCCCTCTCGTTCCACTGGTGAATTGGAAGCCTCGATAGGACTTTCTCCTGCACGGCTGAACAAGGAAGGCAACCATGACATCAAGGTGGGCTTTGCTGAACCCCGCTCGGATGGAATCAGCAACGCAAAACTGGCATCCATCCTGGAATACGGTAAACACGGACAGCCAGCCAAGCCCTTTATGAAACCCGCCAAAAACGCAAGCAAATCCGCTGCCATTGCGGCAATGCAACGGAAATTGGAAGAGGAGGTAGATAAACGATGAGTCTGCTCTCTGATATTCAGAATACCTTGTCCTCATTGGATATTCCCGTGGAAACGGGTGTGTTCTCGGACAAAGCACCCTCGCGGTACATCGTTGTTGTACCGCTTTCCGACAGTTTCGACCTGCACTCTGACAACGCTCCCGGAGCGGATGTGCAGGAAGTGAGGCTGTCTCTTTTTACCCAGGGCAATTACATGAAGGATAAAAACGCCATCGTAAAACTGCTCCTGGCACAAGACTTCACCATAACCGACCGCAGATATGTCGGTTATGAAACCGAAACAGGCTACCACCACTACGCTGTGGACGTAGCCCACTACTATGAAATGGAGGAATAATCATGGCTACTATTGGTCTTGACAAACTGTTCTACGCAAAAATCACCGAGGACGAGGAAGGCAACGAAACCTATGCCACTCCCGTACAGATGGCAAAGGCAATGAGTGCTGACCTCTCCGTTGAGATGGCCGAGGCTACCCTTTATGCCGATGATGGTGCAGCCGAAATCGTCAAGGAGTTTAAGTCCGGCACTCTTTCTCTGGGCATTGATGATATCGGTGCTGCTCTTGCATCCGATTTGACTGGTGCCACCATCGATGCCAACGGCGTCATCGTTTCCACCGGAGAGGATGAGACTGCTCCTGTGGCTGTCGGTTTCCGCGCCCGCAAGTCCAACGGCAAGTACAAGTATTACTGGCTGTACCGTGTCAAGTTCGGCATTCCTGCCACCAACCTTGCTACCAAGGGCGATGGCATCTCTTTCAGCACCCCTACCATTGAGGGTACGATCATTCGCCGTAACAAGCCCGATGCACAGAACAAACATCCCTGGAAGGCAGAGGTCACCGAGGGTGATGCATCTGTCGCAGCCGATGTAATCGCAAACTGGTATAAGCAGGTTTACGAGCCTTCCTATACCACCGAAGCCGCTGAATAAGGAGGAACAACATCATGATTTCTGACCGTGCTTCTGTAATCAATGTGGGTGGCGAAGAGTACACCCTCATGCTCACTACCAAGGCTACCAAGGAAATCGCCGGTCGTTACGGCGGTTTGGAAAACCTCGGTGACAGCCTCATGAAGTCCGAGAACTTCGAGATGGCCATTGGCGAAATCGTCTGGCTCATCACACTCCTGGCAAACCAGTCTATCCTCATCCACAACCTCAAGCACAGGGATGCACCCCGTGAACTTCTCACCGTGGATATGGTGGAGTTGCTCACCGTTCCGGCTGACCTGGCAACTTATAAGTCTGCCATCATGGACGCTCTGCTCAAGGGCACCAAGCGTAACATTGAAAGCGAGACAGACGCAAAAAACGCGGAAGTCGAGTAAGTGACGAAGAGTTATTTACTCGGCTTCTTTATTACGGCATCAGCCAGCTTCACCTTTCCTGGGATGAGGTTTGGCTGATGCCGTTTGGTTTACTCCTGGACCTCTGGGAGTGCCACAAACAATACAACGGAATCTCCAAACCGAAACGGGAAATGTTCATTGATGACATTATCCCCGACGGAATCTAACAGAAAGGCGGTGGTGAAATGGCAGATAAATTCGGTCTGAAGATTGGTCTGGAGGGCGAGAAGGAATTCAAGAAGGCTCTGGGCGAAATCAACCAGTCCTTCAAAGTGCTGGGTTCGGAAATGAAACTGGTAGAATCCCAATTCTCCAAAAATGACAAGTCTGCTGATGCCCTCGCCGCCCGGCACAAGGTTCTGTCCGAGCAAGTGGAAGCCCAACGCAAAAAGGTGGAAATGCTGCGACAGGCTCTTGCTAATGCCTCCGAGTCTTTCGGTGAAAACGACCGTCGTACCCAGGCTTGGCGCATCCAGCTGAATAACGCACAAGCCTCTCTGAACGACATGGAACGTGAACTGGCGGACAATGAAGAGGCTATGGACAGCCTGGGCAAAGAGATGGATGACACCGGAGACTCCGCAGACGATCTGGAAGAAGAAATCGACGATGCCGGTGATGCCGCCGATGACTCCGAGAGCAAGTTCTCCAAACTCGGTGGCACACTAAAAACCGTTGGTATCGCTATGGGTGCGGTGGTCGCTGCCGCCGCAGCCGCAGCGGTATCTCTCGGTAAAGCGGTAGTCGAAGCCTATGCCGACTATGAACAGTTGGTCGGTGGTATCGACACCCTTTTTAAGGACTCCTCGGATAAACTCCAGGAATATGCCGCCAACGCATATAAGACGGCAGGTCTTTCTGCCAACGACTACATGGAGACGGTTACATCCTTCTCCGCATCGTTGATTCAGTCCTTGGGCGGTGATACTGCCAAAGCCGTAGAATATGCGGATATGGCAATCACGGACATGGCGGACAATGCCAACAAAATGGGCACCGATATGTCCCTCATTCAGAACGCATACCAGGGTTTCGCAAAAGCCAACTATACCATGCTTGATAACCTCAAGCTGGGCTACGGTGGCACCAAGGAAGAAATGGAGCGTCTGCTTGCGGATGCCCAGGCTATTTCCGGTATTGAATACGACATCAGTTCCTATGCGGACGTTGTTTCTGCAATCCACGTCATCCAAGAGAGTATGGGCATTGCAGGTGCA